CAGCTTGCTCCATCTCCAACAGGAGGAGGTGATCCGTGTAGTGCCAAGAGAAGCCAACAGAAACGCTGAGAAGCGTACAAAGACCGATCAGATCGCTCCGTGGTTTGCTTGGGAAATCCAAGATCGCGCAGAGAGAGCGATCCTTTTTATAGAAACATACTGTGTCCTGCCCAAAGGGTTTGGATCAGGGAAGCCAGTCAGGCTTGCTGCATTCCAGAAGGACTGGATACGCAGCATCATCCGGCCAGGTGTGAACAGCGCGGTCATGTCCATTGGACGTGGCAATGGCAAGTCAACCTTGCTGGCAGCACTGGCACTGTGGGCGCTCTTCGACACTGACCCAGAGAGCGGATCACCACAGATACCGATCATCGCTCTGGCACTTCGACAGGCTGAGAAGGCTGTCTATGAGGTAGCCGTGCAGATGATCGAAGCAGCACCAGAGATGAAGGACAGATGCATCCGCTACAACGCCAATGGCGCTATGCGGACAGTGGTCCCGTACAACCACGGGACACTCTTCCCAGTGTCTTCTGATGTGGCAGCGCTACAGGGTCTAGACCCGTCCTTTGCCATAGCAGATGAGATTGGATTCCAGTCAATCGAGTCTTGGGACTCGCTTCTGCTGGCATCAGGAAAGCGTCCTAGAAGCCTTGTCATAGGCATAGGCACACCTGGTCCTGACTTCGACTCCGCGCTATTCCATCTGCGCAAGGCTGTGCGGGAGGGAGCGGAGATACCTGGCTTCGTCTACACGGAATACGCAGCCGATGAAGCTTGCCGTATCGATGACGAAGACCAGTGGAGGAAAGCCAACCCCGCACTCGATGAGGGGTACATGGCGATCAGCGCTCTACGGACAGCACTACGCCTGTCACCGGAGAGCCAATTCCGCATCTATCGCCTAGGCCAATGGGTCAGCGGTTCTGACTGCTGGCTTGGCACTGACGGCAGGAATGTCTGGGACAGGCTCAAGGACCCCTACGGCTTTGTGCCCGGTGCACCCACCTGGCTGGGTGTGGACATGGGTCTGTACAAGGATTCGACCGCTGTTGCATCCGTCCAGATACGTCCAGATGGACGGCTCCACATCAAGACCAAGATATGGATGCCGCAGAAGGACACACCTGTAGACCTGGTTGAAGTCATGGAATATCTGCGCAACCAGTGTGACACGTACAAAGTTGGTGCCATCAGTTACGACCCAAGGCTATTTGAGTACGCAGCAATGATGCTCCACCAAGAGGGTCTTCCGATGGTGAATGTTCCACAGACACCAGCACGTATGACACCAATCATTGGCAACACATATGAACGAATACTGAATGGCGAGATATCACACGACGACGATGAGATATTTGCAACCCATGTTCTGAATGCCGTTCCCAAGATTCAGGAGAACGGATTCACCCTACAGAAGTCCAAGTCAAGAGGGAAGATCGACGCTTGTATAGCGATGACTCTTGCTGTTGACCGAGCCATATTCAGACCACCACCAAGACCGAAGATCGTGGTCTTGTAAAAGGAGAGGTGATCACATTGGGGAAGAAGAATAGAAAGGAGCCAATACAGGCAGTAGCAGCACCAGTAGAAGAGCGTGCAGCGGGAGACATCAGCATCTCCGATCCTGCCTTGGCTGAGTACCTAGGCATAGCCAGGACCGGCACGCTTGACGTGTCTGAATACTCAGCCCTTGGCATCACAGGTTTCTACAGAGCGGTCAGCATCATTGCGGGGACCATCGCAACCCTGCCACTCAAGACATACAAGCAGTCAGACACCGTAAAGGAGCGAGCAGCGTCCTTCCTTGACAACCCAGCGGGACCATATCCGCTGACACCGTTTGCGTGGAAAGAACTGGTCATGCTTCACCTTCTCATACAGGGTGAAGCATTTCTTTTGCATGTCTACAACGGTGCTGGCGCAATGGTCGGCCTGTGGCCTGTGCATCGAAGTGCAATCGCCAAGGTCGAGTGGATGGGCGCAGACAAGCTCTTCACTGTGGACCTGGCTGATGGCACACAGAAGCAATACACCACAGCCGACATGACCCATGTCATGGCTATCACCACAGATGGGCTACGTGGGATCGCGCCACTGACGCTGTTCCGGCAGACCATCAAGCTTGGACTTGCGGGGGAGATAGCAGCCACTCGTTCCTTCTCCAACGGAATGCTCCTGTCAGGAATCGTCACACCTGATCAGGACATGGAGGAAGAGGAAGCCAAGACCATCAAAGAAGGTCTGATGGCGAAGATGGCTGGCGTTGAGAACGCAGGGGACATAGCGGTGATCAACCGCTCTCTGAAGTTCTCACCTTGGTCAATGTCTCTGGAAGATGCGCAATTCCTCCAGAGCCGTGAATTCCAGGTTGTGGAGTTTGCACGCATGTTTGGCGTGCCACCACACCTTCTAGGAGCCACGGAGAAGCAGACCAGTTGGGGGACTGGGGTAGCAGAGCAGAACGTTGGTTTGGCTCGCTACACGCTGATGCCTTGGACATCTCGTCTGGAGGAGTCGCTATCCGCGCTCCTGATGGGCACCAAGTGGGTCGAATTCGACTACGCGGGACTGCTCCAAGGATCACCCAAGGAAGAGATTGATCTTCTGATCGCCCAGGTGAATGCAGGACTGCTCACCAAGGACGAGGCAAGAGCAATCAGGAACCTCCCGCCCTTGCCAAAGGATGAGCAGCAGGACCAGCAAAGCAATGGAGGTGATCAAGAGGATGAACAATCTGACGATACTTCAATTTAGCGCAGACCAAGCCTTGAACGGCAACACGCTTTCTGGATATGCCCATGTCTTTGGAGCAAGAGCCAAGGTCGGTGGTCAGTACGAGGAGATGAGGAAGGGATCATTTGATGATGCCCTTGCTCGATCCGACGTAAGAGCGTTCTACCAGCACGATAGAAATCTTCTGTTAGGTAGACAGTCATCAGGAACACTACGAGTGTTCGCAGACAGCAAAGGGTTGGGCTACGAGATAGACCTACCCAATACAACCTATGCCAACGATCTACGTGAGTTGATTGCTAGAGGCGATCTTAACGAGATGAGTTTTGGATTCATTCCAAAGGTAGTCAGTTGGTCAAAGGCTAAGGACGGACTAGCGATCCGAAGCCATGAATCAGTGGGTGAGTTGGTGGACATCTCACCTGTGACCATTCCCGCTTTCAGTGGGACTTCAATAACCATGCGAGGTCAGTCCGATCTGGACCAGTCCCTTGCGAGTCAGTTAGTCCGTGTCCGTAACCGACACATCAACATTAAAGGAGTGTAATGATCGTGAAGAATATCGAAGAGATACAGGCAGCAATGCAAGCAATCGTAGATGCTGCTGATGCAGAGAACAGAAGCCTCACAGACGAGGAAGTAGCGAAGTACGAGGGTCTTGAGACTGACCTCAAGGCTGTCGCCAAGACCGCTGAGATTCGCAATCGCCAGTCTGCCTATTCAATGCCGAACGTCCTGCTCAACCCCATCACTGGCAATGCCAAGGGTGACGAGGTTATCGAGCGGGCATTCGACCACTACCTACGCACAGGCACACCCAATGCCGACCTTACTGAACTTCGCGCCCAGGCTACTGGCACGGATTCTGCTGGTGGATACACAACACCACCCGGCTTCCGCACCAAGCTTGTCGAAGTACAGAAGCGCTTTGGTGGCATCCGCTCCGTCGCAGAGGTAATCACCACTGCTGACGGCAACACACTTGAGTATCCGACCAATGACGACACCGCCAATGAGGGTGCCATCGTTGCCGAGTCTGCTGTTGTAGCCAACGGTGCAGACCTGGTATTCGGCACAGTCGCTCTTGGCGCATTCAAGTACACATCTGCTGGCGCAGGGTCAAACCTCCCAGTCCGTGTACCTGTCGAGTTGCTCCAAGACTCAGCATTCGATGTGGCTAGCCTTGTCAGCCGCAAGCTTGGAACACGCATTGCCCGCAAGCAAGCATCCGACTTCGCAGTTGGTGTTGGCTCAACAAGCGGACCCAATGGCCTGTTCACCACAACCAGCAACATGAACGACGCTGGCACAACACTCACCTACGCCAAGTTTGTTGACGCTTACCACACCATCGATCCCTATTACCGGGACAACGCTGTGTGGATCATGAACGACAGCACACTTGCTGAAGTAGAGAAGCTTGTTGACACCGCTGGTCGTCCGCTCATCCAGACACAGGCTGCTGCGGGAATCAATGGCGCACCAAGCGGTGGAACACTTCTTGGCAAGCCGATTGTCCTTGACAACGCAACAGTCACCACATCAGGCAACAACTACGTAGCCTTTGGTGACATCCGAGAGGGTTACATAATTCGTGACGTGAAAGACGTGACAGTTGTTGTGAACCCATACAGCCGCGCTACCTACGGTGAGGTCGAGTACCACGCCTGGGCACGCGCAGATGCTGATATCCAGAACAGAAGCGCATTCGTGACTATCAAGAGCCATCGAGTCGCCTAATCTGGTTATAAGTGAATACTGACGTTAGAAGGGTGCGCTGCTCATACCCGGCGCACCCTTCTTCTTATCTCAGAACAAAGGAAGTGATCATGTATGGCTTTACGACCAGACTACGCCAGCGTAGACGAACTCAAGCGCTACTTACGAATCCCCGGTTTGTACGAGGGTTCCATAAACACCAGCGAAGACACCTACGACGATGCTGAATTGGCACTAGCGATCACTTCTGCATCCAGAGCAATCGACACCGCAACAAACCGGCAGTTTGGTTCTCTGGGCACAGCGACAGCGTTCCGCTATACAGCCAGGTTCGATGCGAACAGGAACGCCTACGTGGTCAGGATCGAAGACCTGATGGACTCCACAGGATTGATCGTCAAGACAGAGGGGACTGAGGTCTTTGACTTTGACCTGTACCCCTTCAATGCACCGTCCTATGGCAAGCCTTGGACCCTGTTGATCATCCACGACGGTGTGTCAACGGAAGAGGGTGACATCGAGGTAACAGCCAAGTGGGGATGGACTTCTGTCCCCGCAACCATCAAGAACGCCACGCTGCTCCAAGCAGCCAGGTTGTTCAAGCGCAGAGAGGCACCGTTTGGTGTCGCTGGCTCACCAGACATGGGCAACGAGATCAGGCTTCTAGCGAAGCTCGATCCTGACGTAGCCGTGCTGGTCGGCTCCTACGCGAAGCGTTGGGGAGCGGTGTAGCGATGGCACAGATGAACCTGAGTGCAGTTATGGACGCCATAGCGTCAGCACTCGCGCCACTAACACCAAGGGTCTATGCATGGCCCACAGACACAGTGAACGTCCCTTGTATTGTGGTTGGTTATCCAACTGACTTTGGCTTTGACACGACCATGACGAGAGGCGCAGATAGCGCAACATTTCCCGTCTATTACATGGCCGGCTCTGTTAACGACCGCAATACAAGGGACGAATTATCCACGATCATTGCTGGTGCGGATAGTGTGAAAGAAGCACTAGACGGTGATCTAGACGGTACTGTCAACAGTGCCTACGTATCAGCAGTTTCTATCACACAGGTCCCCGTCAACAACGTCGCCTACATGGCCGCGCAATTTGATGTGGAGATAATTTCGTAGAGGAGAGTGAACCGCTATGGCATTCCGACAAGGAAAATACACAGAGTTGACAGTCTCAGGAGTAGCACTATCTGCATACCTAGACTCCGTTGACTTCAGCAGAGATGTTGAGATGTTGGAGACAACAACCTTCACAGCATCCGCAAAGACATTCCTTCCCGGTCTTTCTGAGGCCAAGATGGACATCAAGGGCAAGTACGACCCGCTATCAGTCACAGGAGTTACTGGTGGCCCAGCCAACTTGCTCACAAACCTGGTCGGTGCAGGAAACACAGTGCCGATCAAGTTCTACCCAGGTGGCAACACCAGCGGGCAGTTGACACGTTCGATGGACGGCTACGTAGCCTCCTACAAGGAGTCAGCAGCCGTTGGAGACATTGTGGCCTTTGAGGCTTCCTTCCAGATCAGCAACGTCATAACTGCATCTGGCCTTGGAGTCTTCTAATCAGCAAAATAGTGCAGGAGGTATGAAGCAATGGACAGATCACAAGTGTTACCGTCAATTCCTTTACCCACAGACTCAGTTGAAGTAGGTGGGTATGTAATCAAATTCAGATCGCTATCCAGAGCCGAAGCGCTCAAAGTCACTACAGAATTCAAAGACAATGTGGATGGCGCGGAGATATTCATCCTGGCCTGTGGAACAGGTGTGAGTGAGGAAGACGCCAAGGCTTGGCGTGACACCACTGACCCCATCACCGCTGGCAAGGTTGTAGACGGAATCATCATGCTTACTGGCCTTGCTTCGACTGATGCAAAAAACGCCTAACCCCTCAACAGGTCTATGAACGCGCATTCATGCTTGGGGAGTTAGACTCCTTCGATTTTGTTCTAGCAGAAACACTGCACATGACAGTTGAAGATATGCGACTAAGGCTCTCCAACGCAGAATATCTGCAATGGAGAGCCTTCTTTACTTATAGAGAAAGCATGAGAAGCATGAAACCCGTTGGGGGTGAAGAGGATGGCACCTGAGGTGCAAGTGCGTGGAATACGCGAATTGAACAAGGCTCTCAAGGAAGTTGAGAGTGAATTGCCCAAGGCAATGCGGATTGGCTTCAAGGAGATAGCCGATCACGTTGTGCAGCGGACCAGGGCAAAGGTGCCGCGTGTCAGTGGCAAGGCTGCTGGCTCAGTCAAGCCCAGAGCGA